GAGCTCGGTCATCTCTTGATCAACAGCGCGATAGTCAGACCAGTCCTTGAGGCGGAACGAATGAAGACCGCCGCAACACGCGTTGAATGCCTCGATTACTTTTTCGTGATCTTCTTCGCGCAGGTTCTGATACAGGATGGTGAAGCGATACAGCGGACGCGAGCGCATCGCATTCCGCCGAACGATACCAGATCGCAGCCCTACTTTGCGCGTGAGCCACGTCGGCCCGCCTTGCGTACCGTAGGCAACGCAGTCCAGGAGGCGAGATTCGATGAACGCCATCAGCCGAGCCTCGCGTTAGCCAAACGTTGGCGCCTCAGCGCTTCGAGTTCCAACTGTCGAGCGCTGCGCTGATCGACGCGGCCTTGCACGTAGATATTCTGGTTGACGATGCTGCGTCGACTGACTTGATTGTTCGGGATCACAGTTCCCGAGCGATTACCCATCAGCAGATAGTCGCCGCTTCCGGGAATGCTCAATCCCTCGACGCCGTTCTCATTCACGCGGTAGAGCATTCCACCAGCAACAGAACCGCCGCTCGCCNTGCCACCGCCGAAGAGCCTGCCGAGCCAATTGAATGCAGCACCGACCCAGCCGCCGCCACCGCTTGGGCTCTCAGGATTGCCGAACAGTTTTGTCGCAAGGTCGGCCGCNATGGCATTCGCCACCATGCGATCGANCATCTGTTTGAACATCTTGCCTACGTCGGTGATCTTCCCCTGCATCGCATCGAACAGCGTGTCGGCCAGGATGTTCTGCGTATTGCGAGCGGCCTCGAGCATGAATTCGTTCGTCTGATGCGTGGCCTTNNCGAGTTCTTCCTGNGCTTNAGCGACTGCCCGTGCATACGTCTCGTACGACAACCCCTCTTCGCCGAGCAAAGCAATGCTTTCCTCGCGGAGCTTATTCAGNTCCTCAATCGTCTTGTTGTAGCGCTCCAGCGGAGTCATCGTATCTTCGATGATCGCCTTCACTCGATCCTGCATATCCGCGCGCTGCTTTTCCAGGTCGATCTGTTTGGCCAGCGACTCAAGATAAGCAGCCTGATCGGCTTGAATGCCTTTCAATCCGCCATGTGCAATCTCGTAGCGGATTCGATCAAGCTCAGTAATTTCACCNGTAAGCGCTANTTGTTGCTCATAAGCCCGAATCTGGCTCTGTAACGTGTCTTCCAAGCGCTTCCGAGAAGCTTCTAGCTCTTTCTCCGCATTGGCGTTCGCCACAAGCGCGTCGTACTGGCGAGCCAGAGATAGCACGCGCTGCTGTTCAGCTTTGGTTAGATCGTCAAGTTGACCGCTCTGGATCTGATAGGCNATTCTGGCCGCTTCGCCGACCTGGCCGAATAGCGCAATCTGCTGCTTTAGACGCGCTTCGAGCTTTAGGAATTCCTCGCTCGGCGGAGGTGGCAACACAGGACCACCGGTGCCGCNGTCCGNANCAGTAGGGACGACAGGCCGAAAGCCGGAGGTCGCCTCTTCAATCTGCCGCTTGAGTCTCGCAATCTCGCGGTCTAGATCCTCATCGCTGTACCACTTAACCAGACCATCCTTCCCGAAGAAGCGCAGGCGATTGAGGAATTCGCTGCCGGTCCAGGAGAAGATCTCGGAGACCTTTGACGCGCGGAGCTCTTCGAACTTCTCCAACTCTTCGCGCAGGCGAACGATGTCATCTGCAGCCGCGCCCGTNCGGAANGCAGCGAATTCTTCTGCCAGAAATCGAGTAACGTTCACCGTNCCGGTGATGGCTTCCGCGGCNGCCTTGAATCCCGAGATGATCGCGCTGGTGAGCGTGTTGNCNGCTGAAACCGTGGCGGGATCCCGCAGGAGATCCGCGAACTCGTTAAGAGAACTCGTTGCCTCAGACAATCCGCCCTGCCCGGAAAGCAGATCTTCGAATGCGTTCTTGACGGCAGTGAGTGCACCGCCGAACGTGTCGCGAGCCGCTCTTGCCGCGCCGCCGTAGGACTCCTCCAGAACATCAAGGACNATCGCTTGCGCCTCAGCCATTCGGCCCGCTTGCTCGAGTGCCCTCAGCGCGGACTTCTGCGCCTCTGTGAACTGGAACCCCTGACGAGTAAGGGACGCGACCCCGCGAGAGGGAGTCTCCAGAGCGCGACCAATGATCTCTGCCGACTGTTCAATGGAGATGCCTAATCTGACAGACTGGTCGATGGCGGCTTGCAGTGCGCGAGGATAGGTCTCGCCTACGAGAGTAGTGTATGAAAGGAGGCGCGTTTGACCGCGCGTGATCTCGTTTATGGAGTGAGTTGTTGACGCAGACATTTGCTGCGCCATATCTACTAACTGATCGCGAGAGTAGCCGGCCGCTCCACCAGTCGAAATCAGCGCAGCGTTGAGCTGCGCGAGAGCGTTCTCNGTCTCGGTCGTATTACGGACAATCGATCGAACTAGCGCGGCTCCGCCAAGTGCCGCGAACGTTCCAGCAATTGTCCGCTGCAATCCCCGGAACGTGTTCTGAATACCGCGAACACGCCGCTGCGTTTCGCGCTCAGCTTGGCTCAATCCACTCGTGAAGCCGCCGACACGGGCGATGAGATCGAGCGTAAGGCTTCCGAGCGACCTAGTGCCTGCCATTACTTATCTCTCTTCCGTACCGTGCTCTTGAGGAACGCNAGAACTTCTTCCGGGCTTGCGGGAGCGGGCTCCTGNTTAGGCCACGGCATGAAGTCGGTCATCTTGAGATTACGNCCCTGAGTAACTGCGAACCGCGCGATGGCTGCGTCGAATCGGAGCATCGGATTTAAGGGGCCGTTCTTTTCTCGGTACTGGTGCCAGATTGCGAGTTCTTCGACTGAGATGCACTGTTGCCATTCGGCGATGCTGCGTCCGCCGAGGGCGAGCGCGAACTCGCACCAGAACTCGTCCTCGGGCGTGATTTTTTTGAGATGCCCTCATTGAGTTTGTTGATCTCAACGAGCAGCGGCATGAACATCACGGGATCGAGTCCTGCGGCGTCCGCTTCCGTCGGGAAGACTCTCGAGCCGTCCTCCTTGAACACGCTCAGATGGATAAGCAGAGAGATCGCGTCGCGTCCTGCTTGAGCGGCAGTAGCAACCGCCATCTGATCGGCGGCAGTCATCTTGCGCAGCCAGACCGTTACGACCCCCTCGACTTCTTCTGCTGCTCGTTCTTCTACGGCAGGGTCCGCCCACTCTGACTGCGGAAGCAATGGCCTATACCGAACCTTAATCTCCCGCTTAACCAAGGGGTTAGCCTGCACCAACCCCATGTTCTTTAGCTGCTCAAGATCCATTTTTAGGCGCTCTTCACCGTCAGCACAGGGAAGTCGGAGACCTGAATCGACAGGTTGTTCGTGACCTTTTGCCCAACCGTGAACGACCAGGGGAAATCCGATATGTAGCCATCGAAAGTGATGTAACTGCGCGTCGCTGGGAGAGTGAACTCGCCATCGGAGTCAACGCCGCTCGGCGGTGCAGTGCCGTCCGAAAGACCCAACGCCCATTTCAGTGTAGTGCCTGCACGATAGAGTTCGTGCAAACGAACGTGCGAGTCGTCTGTTGGATCGAACAGAATTGTGAACGTCGCAGCGCCCGGCGTCAGAAGTCCCGCTTCGAAGCGGCGTGCCTCATCGCTGATGCACGTCACGTCGTTCTGATCGCGTGATGCCGTCAGGCCGTCGAGCGTAGTGACGCAACCCACCTCCGTGATCCCACCGCCCGACTCCGGATCGATGAAATACAGATTGCTGCCTTGAACATTGATACCCATAGCACCTTTCCTTCAGAGAAAAACGGCTGCGGGGGCAGCCAGAAACGACAAAGGGTGCCGAAGCGCCCTCTGCCAGAAACCTGGTTTCAGTTAGCTCTTACGAGCCGCGATCTACCCAGAACTCCACCGTGAAACCGAAGCGGTAGAGTCCCGTTGCTGTGTCTCTGTCCTCGCCGTTGTAGGCGACGACATATCCGTAAGGCTCGAACGCATCGCGCAGAGCGACCCCGACATTTCGAGCGGCTGTCGCGGTCGTTGCGTAGGCNTCGACTTGAATGCCTACGTTGTCCGAATCGGGAAGCTGATTGATGTAGTTCTCTGGCGAGCCATAGACGATCTGCCACACGGCATAGGGGAGCCCGTATCCGGTCTGCCCNNTNTGCGGCGCTGATGCGAACGGCCAGAACCTCACCGGATTCGAGCCTAGCAAAGCCGTCACCGCTGCAGAAGCAGCGGCGTAAGTGAAGATCGGGGGGATCACAGTTTCGCCAACTCTTTGTCGAGCTCGACTTTCGCGGCGGCGACGATGGCATTTGTCGCGGCGTCAACGTTGTTTGCCAACGCAGGCCGCATGAAGGTGCGTGCGGCCGCCTTGCTCGTTCCGAACTCGACGAAACGCCAATGGGTCGTGTTGCCGCCCGGTAATCCAGTTTCGGTTCCTTNCTTCAGCGGTCTTGCTCCACCGCGCACACCCACACGCATCATCGGCCCGCCCGCCTGCTTCTCTCGGCGACGTCCACCGCCCTGAACGCTGATGTTTTTCCAGATCCGCTCGCGAGTCTCGGGATCGTCGATGCGCTTCGCGTTGTTGCGCGCGGCATTGCGTACGATGTTTGCGCCCTTGCGCAGCGCTCGACGCATACCGCGATTGCCGAACTTCTCGGGCAATGCACGTAGCTTCTTCAGGACTGGGTCGAGCCCTTCTATCTTGAACTCGACGTCGGCCATTACCTGTAGTGCTCCTGAATCCAAGGCGATGCGCGCTGCGCCGATCGATCCCAAGGCTTGGGGACGCCATGAAAGACAACCATGCGGGCATCGTTTGGAAGAGTCCGTTCCTTTCGCTTCATGTCGGTGCGGTAAGCGTAGATTCCGTCCTTCACGTCCCAAGTTGCCTCGCCGCGACCTAGTCGATACTGAATCCATCCCTGATCAGATCCACGGCATCCGGCGCGATTGGCGAGCAGCGGCGAGACTTCAGGATCGAAGTCGTCCCACACTTGCGAACGACAGCCTGCAGTCATCATCCACATCGAGCCGTTGTAATGACCGCCCGCCGTGGCACTCGCGTAAATCACGAAATCCTCGGGTCGATTCCACAGCGGACGAAGATCCGCNGTGATCACGACGTCCAGATCGACGCACACAAACCGCTTGCCCGCGATCCGCTCGAAGTCCTTCGAGTACGTGTACAGCCGCGGGAAGCAGTTCGGCCCCCAGCTCCAGGTCGGATTCTTCAGGTTGCGGTAGTGGTCCCACAATGGGACACACTCGACTTCCGGCCTGATGCCAGTGGCGTCATCCGTGATGCAGATGAATCGAAACGGATCCTCGTAGTGCCGCGCCACCATCGAGTACATCGTGTTGACGTGCGCGGTAGTGAAGATCGTTCGGTATCCAGGCTTGCACCACTTGAACGTAACGACAGAGATCACGGATAACGAAGCGCCTTACGGGCTTCGGCCTCCTGCTCTGCTGTAACCCTGCAGTGGTCGGGCTCCCAAAAGTAGATGCGGTCGATCACCTTCGCCGCGTATTGCGCGAACTTCGCTTTCTTCCCGGACCCCTGCGCCCATCGCCCGATCAGTCCAGAGATCGTCTCCCGCGGGAGCGCCCACGCTACGAAGATCACCGCGCACAGCACCATGTTCACGGCAACGTAGATGACGAATACTTGCCGACCGATCGCCCGAATCAGTTCCACGCGCCCGCCTCGAATTCGTCAAACATCACGTCGAATAGTTGTATCCACCGCTTGCCCCGCGACCGGAACAGCGGAGCCTCATTGCACGTACCCGGAGACGGCCACGGCCATGCCAGCGACGTTTCGAGCAGCCGCCACTTGTCGCCGTCCTTCAGGATGTCAATCGCACACCACTTCGTATTCGCNTGNNCNAAGAACGANTCNGCGAACTCGAGCAGNGATTCCGTCTCAGCGTCGAGTTCCATGACTGGCTCGACGTTACCGGTCTGAGCGACCGGCTTGTCCGGGTAGCAGTAGCGCTTAAAGATCGCGCGACAATTCCCGATCGCATTCACCCTCCAAGTTACCGTGTGCGAAATGAACTCCTGCAGGATCACGTACCCA